TGGTAAATCAAGTTGAGCCCACAAAGCCTGCAAGAATAGTTTAAAGTCGTCTCTAAGCAGGTCTAATGTGTTCATAAAAATTAATTAATACCGACAAGTTCAGACAAACCAAATTCAGGTAATGTGAATTGAACACTACCAAAACCAAATTTTATCCGACCTCCTCGTTGTCTGGCTTCAGCAGAGCGTTGTTGTAAACGTTTTTTCTCTTCAATTTGAGCTTGGGCTGCAATAGCAGATTCAAACGTACCAGCGGAAGTAGGTTCTGGTTGAATTACATCACCAGCAATAGGTACTTCACCTGCAACAGTTTCACCAATTTGAGCAGCTGCTTCTTGATAATCACCGCGACCAAGTGCTTGAGTAATACCTGGAACTGCAAATGCTGCCGGTATAAGTGGCAAAACATTCATATAAGCACCTCCTCTTTTAAAATCAAAAAGGCTGCGCATACGTGGTGAAAGTTTGACATCTTTAACCATGCTTTCAGGTATACCTAAATCTGAAGCCAATCTACGTGTACCTTCTGGCGTCATAACGTCAGGTTCAGTTAGACGTTTTGATAAATCAACTTCAGTTGCAATACTAGGATCTCTAGCAATAGCTTCTAAAGCAACAGCATTAGGTGATGCACCAATAGACGCTAATTCAGGTGTAACTTCAATAATCCCACCTTGAGATGTATATTTACCAGCCAGCTCCTCTGCAGTAATAGCTGCATCAACAGTTGCTTCGGCTTGATTTACAACATCAACACCTAAAGAAGGTTTTAATGCTGCATCTAGAGTATGTACACCGCCTTGGTGAAATGGTTTAAAAATACCTAAAGCATTTTCGTCAACATTTCCAGGACGTAATTTAACACCACGTTTAATTAAAAGATCGCTAACACGCTCATCGTATTCAGCCCATTGAGGTGCCGTAAATTCGATAACTTGATCTGAGTATTGTTTAATACCTAGACCGTGGTGGGATTCAATCATTGAAGAAACAGCTGCCAATTCAGGAAACTGTTTATTAGCAAGTCGCCAAGCGTCGTGGGTTAAAGGTTTACCAGTACCTAAAAGTTGACTAAGGTTAACGTTAAACTGTTTAACAGCTTTTTTAATGTTTTTGTTAACACGTTTAATCTGTTTAGCGTCTGTCAAACCTTCCCGAGCTTCAACATATTGCCGTTCACGATCTAAATATTTAGCAAGTTCCTGGATTCTGACACTGATCTGCTCCGCTTTAGTCCCAGAGACCTGATCTAGTGTATCTATAAATCGTTTTAGCGAAGCTTCTCTAGCATCAATGTTCACGTGATGTACTCCATAATTTTGTTTTCTCTAGGCGTGTGCCCAAAAGTCTGCCTCATCCACGTGAGCCAGTTATTCGTTCCTTTGTTCTGATTACATTTCCTGCAGGATGGTACCAAATTTCTCGTTGTCGTTTCTCCTCCATAAAAACGAGGTATAACGTGATCAAGAGTAAGTTCATGTAGTTCATAGTGTTCTCCACAATAGACACATTGACAGTTGAAGTGTTCCTTAATGGCTCTGCGCCACAGTCGTTTCGCTTCAGGACTGGTCATGGTTATGAGATTTTGCAGGTAGTGTTCAGGACTTGGCAGTAGCGGTGTCATGCGTACTTCTTACCGGTTCTAGGACGACGACGGTTTGACGATGGTGTCTCAAGTTTACCGCGATTCTTGCCGGTGTGAGATGCGTCTTTACCGTCACCATTTCCATAGGTTCCAAGTTTGCGGTTGAGTTTGTTAGCAGCAGTACGGATCTTAAGACCTTTAGTAGTCTTGTTGTACTTCTTCTGCTGGGTTAGTCGGCGTCGTCTTGCCTTTGGGTTAGATTTGTAGTAATCAGAAGTTTTTCGAGCCATACAACCTCTTTTGTACCATTTCTGGGTCGATCTTGGGCATGACTGTCGCTAGTTTGTCCAATGGGTTGCCCTCATAAGCAACACCACTAATGTCATTCTTGGCAAGCCAATCACACGCAGCTTTAAGGTCTTGCGTAGAGGCTTCACCAGATTTAATACGCTGAAGGAACTCAGAAGTAACAAGGTTGTGAAGCTCGTTAAACTGGTCCTCAGTAG